AGTTCTGCGGTTAAACTACTACCTGCTTTACCAAGTGCCATTGTTTATCCTATCTAGGTGTAATGATTTTCTTATCAGGGGTGATAAGTTTTGACTTAGGCTCTTCCTTAGGTTTACCAAAGAATGCGTTGTAATAATGTTCATCAAATGAGAACCGCTTCATATGTGGGGCTAATGCACCAGTATGAGCATATAGTGGAATCTCTGCTTTATCGCATAGGGCAAAGAAGAATATATCTTCACCTATAAACTTAGTTCCTCTACCCATTTCCATAAATATTTGTCCGTCTTGGGATACTTCACGAACCTTTGGCACGATACTGCGGTGCATTAATACAAATCCCATACCCGCCGCATCAACCTTAATTAGTTGATTTACTGGCATTGGGTGAACTCTGGTTAATCCAAACCCACCCTCATCTCCAACTATAAAGTTAAAGATTGTAGGCATAGGAATCATTAAAGGTTCTTCTGGATTATCTGTAGTAAAATATATTCCAGTAATAATTGGACGCTTTTCAGCATCTTTGTTATCCCATAATAATTTAAACTTTTCTGGACTAATTACTACATCTGAGTCTACCCATAGTAGCCATTCGTAATCAGTCTTATCAAACCAGTAATCAATTACTGTCTGTCTTTGTCTAGCAATCTGGTTGCCCTGACTCCGTAGCGATGTTGCAAACTCTACGCCAGACTTTAACATTACATCTGTTACGCCTTGCATAAACTTGCCATCTACCATACCATTGTCACACCATACTAGTGCTATAGAATCTTTTTTACTCATAGTCCCCTGTGTCCCTATCTGTACTTTGCTGCTTTTTTGGCTATTGCTTTAGGTTGCTTTACAAACTGCTTACCCTTTTTATTACCTTTAGCCTTGGCTCTATTAGTAGCAGCCTTTTCTGTTGGGGTTAATGCTGCCCAAGCAGCCTCAGGTAAATATCTTTTCTTACCCTTAGATGGCTTACCATCAGAAGTTTTCCACTTCTGTGCAGTCCAATCCTTTAAAGACTTCTGAGATTTAGCAAGTGCCATTACTTGTAACCTCCGCCTGCTTTCTTATATTGCACAGCAAGTAGTTGTGCTTTACGGGCTGACCATTCTCCAGGGTCTCCACCTTTAGAACCAGCCTTAATCTTCTTGAATAGTGTTGCTCTCATACCAGGCTTAGTATAGTTACCAGCAGCATTGACTTTAGACTTAGCCTTTTTCTTTGCTACCACTTTACTTTATCCGCCCAATAGGCTGCAGACATCTTGCCCTTAGCAATATTCTTGCCGTGTCTTGCCTTGAAAGACTTACGCTTCATCTTCATACGCTCAGACTCACCAGCCTTTGGTTTACCAGCGGTGCTTGCACCCTGCTCACCAAATCGGATAGTCTTTACTTTCTCTCCAACTTTAGCCACAACTACGTGTGATTTCTTTGGATGATTAGGAGTACGCTTTGGTTTGTTAAAACCAGATACTCCAGCCCTCTTTAATCTTGAATCGCTCACTTGCTCCCCTTAATTAGTTCCTTTGTCTTAGGGTCAAGGCGGAGTTTCTCCGACCCATCCTTACGTAGAATAACAATTAAACCGTCCCGCATAATTGATTTATTCCAACCGTCGTGACGCTTGCGTTGACCCGATGACATTAGTTAATTCGCTTACCTTTTGAGTCATAGCGTCTACCTCTAACTACGGCTCCAACAAGTTGACCAAATTGCTTATCTTCCATTTGGCGAAGAACATTTGCACGAGCATCAGTTCCTGGACCAGGGGTATTACGCATTTCGCTTGTGGCACGGTATGCTTGAATAGACTCATTAATCTCTTTAGCAACGTTTTGAAAGTAATTTGGTTTTTTAGCCATATTACTTTTTCTTACCCATTTTCTTCATAACCATCTTCTTGGCTGACTTCTTGGCTGCTTTCTTAGCCATAGCCTTACCTTTTGCTGTGTATGGGAATTTCTTTCCGTCTACGTTTGGCATTATATTTGTCCTATCTCTTTCATTACGGCTGCGGCTTTTGGGGTTATATCTCTAGTCTTAGGCATAGTGTCCGCATCATACGCTTTACCTAATACTTCTGAAGCCCTATGCGCTTCTTGTACGTGACGCATAGTTGTTCCTGCTGGTTGTATTCCTTGTGCTCTTGCATCTCTATAAGCCTGCAATTCAGATGTCCACTTCTTATCTGAAATATCTCTTTTAGCATCTCCAGAGTTCATCTGAAGTCCCAAACCTTTACATCCAAAACATCCATCTATTGGAGTTGGGTGATGTTCCCAATGTTTCATATATCCCCTATGCTGCTACGAAGTTTGCTTCTGTTACTCCTATGTTAGCAGCAATCAATGCTGCCTTGGTCGTATCATTAACTATATGATTACGGCCACCAACGTAAAACTCTTCATATGATTCTACACTTGAATCTAATGGATAGCGACTAATTTTATATGTTCCACTTTGTTTTACTACAGAGATTCCAACATTTCTTTTAAAGAAATAAAATAAACGGTGTTTACCTATAGGTCCCTCTTCTACACTAGGTGTAGTAAATATGAAATCTGCCATTGTTCTCCTTAATGAACTTACTCCGTAGCAGGAATATTTCTACTCCTGCCACAGCGTCAATCAACTAAGCGATTGATGAACCTGATTCGATTCTGAATAGTGCCTCTTCACGGTAGCGAGCAAATCCTAATACGCCGTACCAACCCATTGGGCGGTGACGCATCAAGCGGTCAACTACTGGTCCGATAACTACGTGTGGCTCTTCGGCAACTGCCTCAGCCAACGCTTGCTGTCCTGCAACGATTGTGCGGTACACCTTTGCAGATGAAGAACCATCAGTTGCGTTGTACAAACGTGCGGACTCTACGAAGTATGCACCTTCGTAAGTTCCAATTTCTCCTGCCCAAATGCGGTCTTGTGAAGAACCGTATTGGTTAGGAAGTAGCCATCCTGCTGAACCTGTCTCTGCACGAAGGTCGTGTGAAACTTCTGGGTGAATACCAGTCCAGTATAATGAACCCTTGCGACCAACGGCTTTGTTAGCACGTAGTTTAGCAACGGCTCTGCGTAGGTTAGCAGATGAAATTGTTGCAGCAGCAGTAATTGTTGCTGTTGAAGTTGCAGTTGAACCTGAGTAGATTACGTTTGAACCGCCACGCAATGTTGTCATTGCTACGGAGTCAATAGAATCTGCAAGGTTAAATGCGATAATGTTTGCAATTGCTGGGTCAACATCTGCAAGAGAGAATAACTCTAATGCACGAGTTACCAACACTGAGTTACCGTACTCTGCAAGAGTAATGGTTACTGATGTTGGTGTTGACATTGCTACTGCATCTGGGTCAGTTGTCTCTGTCAGAGCAGTTGTTGCTGCTGAAAGGTCAACGTAACGTTGTAGAACAACGGTTGAACCAGGGATTGCTTGACGTGCTGGACGCTTATCTGCTACAGAACGAATTAGGGGTTCTGAACGGAGAGCGAATTCTAGAAGACGGTCATACGCCTTCTGGACTAGACCAGCACCACCAGCGGTTCCTCCTAAGGAACCTGAATCTGTTGATACATATGCCATATCGTCACCTCCAAGTGACTATGAACGGAATTATTGTGAGCGAAGTACATCCAACAATGCATCCATTGAATCTGCATTATCGATGCGAAGATTTAAATCCTCTGCTCGGTCTGGGGTCATGGCATTTTGGGTGAGTACATCTTGCTGCCGTAGGGCTGCTTTATCTACTTCACTTACTTTTGGTTCCTCTTTAGCAACTGTAATTCCGAATAAATCAGCGTTATCATCAAGCCAGTTATTCACTGTCTCTTCGTTAACATCTTCTAAATCCTTAAGAACTAATCTTGCTGCTTTAAGGTTGACACCCTTCTTTTCTAGGACTTCTTTGACTGTACGCTCACGCTGCACCTTGGATAATCCCTCAAGTTGCTCAGTGAGTTCTTTGATACGCTTCTCATCGTTACGCTTGGCTTTTCGCAATTTTTTAAGTAAATCGCTTCCATCCATTTGCGTATCAGTGTCGGTATCTTGGTCGTCTTCGTCTTCATCCCAGTAGTTGTTGCTCATAGCAACCCACCCTTCTATTCGTTGTAGTCGCAAGCCTCAGATTCTGGTCGGGGAACCAGGCTGGCTCTTGCTATCGGTCTAGTACGCTATGTGAGGCCGATGGATTCACATAGGATTCTATTTGTTTAAATCATACCTCTGGCTTGAGAAGCAAATGACCTACTGCCTGCTGTTCCAGGACGTCTAGCAAATCTTGCTTCTTCACGTAATTCTAAATCTGCTAATTTTTGAAGTTCTGCTGCGTTCTGGTCAAATATTGCAGAGAATGCTTGTTCTTGACCGTAGGCTTTTCCTGGTTCAATTCCAGTTTCCATAGACGTTAATTTTTGCGCAGTTGGAAGAATTGTTGCTGCTCTTCCAAATTGAGGTTTAGAAGTTCCATATCTTACGCCTTTAGCAAGTAACTCACTTGCTGTTTCTTCACCAACAGTCAACCCTTGGCTTTGGGCTGCTGCCATAATTCCATACCTATTAACTTCTCGTTCTAATTCTTCTGCACCCTTAGTGCCAAGCAATAGTGCTTTTGCAAGCATTGGTTCTGTCGCAAATGGCATTTTTGTTTTAACCATATTTTTCCAGTCTTCTGGAGCAAGTCTAATGGCATCATAAACATCTGTAATAATCTTAGTTGTTGTTGCTACTGATTTTCCAGTACCCATAACTTCATTTAAAAATGATTCTGTAGCCAACTCACCTAAATTTGTAGAACGAAATACTTCAGCAAGACCCTCTTGGGACTTTACATATTCAGCAAGCGTAGGGACATCAATCATTTCACCAGCAGCACGACGGTCTGCTAGTTTAAATATTCCACTAAAACGATTAGTAAATTCAGGAATAAGTTTATTTTCCCTAGCATCATATAACGCTAAATTAATAGCGTCTGATATACTTGAACCACTTTTATAGTATTTAGAAACTAATTTGTAAAGTTCTTTTACGTATGGCTTAGATGCCTCTGCGCTACCCATCAATAATTTTAAAGAACTAACAAACGCCTCTTCTGCTAAATTTATTATTGCTTCATCTTTTGGCGTTGGTGCTACTTGCACTACTGGTGGTGGTGGCAGTGTTGACGTTTTTGGTTTTGCTACATTAGTGTTTGGGTCATAATCATACCCAAGGGTTTCATATTGAGTTGTAACCTGCTCCGTTAATTTGTCAGTAGAAGCAAAAGCCTTTTCAAATGCCGCTCTAACCTTAGGGTCTTTAATTTCAGATAACTGTGAACGCATTCCCTCGTAAGTAGGTTTAGATGTGTCAGCAACTGGATTAGTAATATTTCTTACAACATCAATTGGACTTGGTTGGGCATTTAATGCTGCAAGTTGACGCTCTAGGTCAGCGGCTAATCTATCTGCTTCTGTCGGTTTTCTGGCCATTTATATACCAAACCCCATTGCTCTCGCAAGTTGATTTCCAGCGGTTCGAGCAGCCGTAATATACTTTGTACTTTTATCTGCGTTTGGATGCACTGCTGCTTTCATTCTAGCCTCC